TAATAAGGTTTATTTAAAATTCTAGTAAAATCCATTTTAAGCGCTTGAGGAACACAAGCTAATTTAGGAAATTTACTATACATATTAGTAGGTTCTATAATAGAACGAGTTTTTACTGTCGAAAAATGATTAACGGCTTCCGACATGCCGGCTTCTTTATTAATTTCATTGTTGGCTGTAGCATTCTTTTAAAGATTAGGGCGATTACTACAATTATCGCCAATAACCAATCTTCCATATTTTTGTTGAAAATTAAATGAGTTCGGTCGCCTAGTATGGTATGGATTCCACACTTAGTTATAACGCCTATGAACTCATAAATTACATTATTGATATAAAGTGCCATTACTAAATGAAACTGGTATAAAACAATTATCGTCTTTATACACTGCTTTCATATAATCACTCATCAAAGGTTGATAATCCACTTTATATTTTTCCATCCTATGGTAAAAATCTTCTAACAATTCATATCTAGATGGGTGTAAATAAAATTCTAGTTGAACCGCATGAATTTTGCCTTGTAATACTGTATAATGGTCTTTACTCGCGGAATAATATGATAAGGTATTAAATATCACTCGCAATTCTAAAGGACACACAATCTGCTGTAACTCATCATGATACACAAACGATCTCTTTAAGAATGTAATTTCTGATATATCTTGAAATGGCGTTTCAATAGGACGTTTTACAGAATCAGTAAATCCCATTCCTACACTTTCGAAAAATTCTTTCATAGTTATTGCATTCAAAACTTCCTCGTGTTTACGAACCACATTCAACTTATCATCACCATACACGTAATCATCTATAGATTCCCAATAATCTCTAACAGAAGGATCTTTAACATTTCTAAAATACCAAACAGCTGTATAAAGTTTATTGATTATACTATTCATTATAGCAGTTAAATAACTACCTGATGGCATGGAATGTGTGGTCAACACAGTGTCTTTCTCGATTACAACTAACGAATTAGTTAGCGTGCTAACCAGAGCATACAACAAATTCACATTTGTTTCCTCGCTGTGTTCTACTAAATGCTCTGCCAACAATTGTTGCAATTCTGCATTCATACTTCCATCCCAATTTTTGATATCTCCTGCAAATACCTTACCTGTTTGCATCTGTTTGTATATCAAAGGCCAATCTTTAATAGGATTGCATCCTACCATAATCTTGTTAAAACCTCTATTTTGCATAATATGTTCTACCATCTTTCCAAAATACTTCTTAACCAAAAACTGCTGAGTAATTGTTCCTACTCTAAAACTTCTAGGTACGCCTTCTTTCTCAGCATTTCTGATTTCATCTTTGAGAACTTCTTGCCAAATCAAGTGCTTGTAATCAACATCACCCGCAAGCGCGTTTTCATATATCACTTCCAATTCTTTTTTAAAAACTTCGGTGGGACTCTTATTTTCAAAGTCTATGTAGTATTCTTTCTCTTTCACCATGCTAAACCCATTGGAAGATTTTTTATTCAAACCTGCCAACCAATCATTGCCTGCCACCACTTCTGTATCGCTAAGAATTCCAAACCTTCCTATCATAGACGATAACACCAATTTGCAAAATTTCAATTCATTCTCTTTTAAACTCACACATGGAGTGAAAGATTTTTTACTCACTTCCTTCAATGTGTTTTTCCCAAACTTACTCAAATCCGCTGGATATCTACTCACCGGATATATACCGTATAGAGCTGATTGTACTAGATCTGATGAATTAGGGGTTCTGGATATCAATCCTGTATTGTAAAACTGTAAGACACTAGTATTTTCCTTATCTATGTTCGAAATCTCAAGATCTACTTTAATTACAGGAGTACTAGATTCAAAACAATTCTTAATGTTGCTTAGAACTTCAGCCGAATACCTACTAGCAACTCCAAAATCTTCTACTGGATTTCCTGCGACGTGCATTCCCAAAATTCCTTTCTTTATTGAAAATAATATAGATCCACACAGACCTGCTGCTTGTACATCATACTTTGCATAATCTTCTTTGGTAGTATTAACCTGTAAAGTACTACCAAATCTAAACTTATAATCTACTACAGATCCAAATTGAGCTACATTATCTAACCTTCTAAATCCATATCCTGAAATCAAATATAGCTGATCTTTAATATCACTATCTTTACTTAACCACGAAGAAACACTCTTAAAGGGATTTGGATAATTTTGTGGCAACACATACACTGAAACATCATATTCTCTGTTGATGTAAACTCTCGTAATTGGTGTATATTCAAGAATTATATGGTTTACCTTTCTATTTTTGTATATTTTAATTTTCATATTCTCTTCTGGAGTTAAATGCGATGGGAGCATCAAAGATCTACCGCTTATTAAAACTTGACATGAAACTTCTTCATCTCCCTTTTTAAGGTTACACTCATACACATTTTTCATAATAGATTCTACCGAATTATGTGTACCCGACGTATTCGTTTCAAATTTCGATCCTTGCCCTTCTATGCTCGAAGGAGAGTCTGATAAATAATAACAAATTATCGCTCCAACTAACAATAAAGCAATAATGAATAAAAATCCTCCTAGATAGTTCTGTATTTTAGATCCTAAATTAATTGAATATTCAATTAAATTCATATTATTCCAATTATCTGACCATAATAGAAACTCATCTTTTAACATTCAAAATTAATTCTCCAACTGCATATCCCATGTAACAACCTACTCCGCACTTTAAACCTGACCATATTTTATCACTAAAAATAGAAACTCCTAATGTGTCCAAAGTGCTTACTCCTTGTGATTTTAAAGCGTCAAACTCACCTTCCTCTGCTGAATAGTAACAGTATTCTTCCTTAGACTTAGTGTTCAACAATCCTGTTTCGACCTTATCCAATGCTAATAATGGTGGTTTTATCTCTCCAAATTGATTCTTCATGGACTTCATGAAATTGATTCCCGCTTCTATTTTTGTATCTTCCTCTTCTCGGTAAAAGATATCTCTCATTATTTCCTTTACATATTCGGAATTCTCTGCTCTAATATTTTCAGGAATATCATGCGCTTGCTTTATCTTCCTCTTCTTTATCTCAAAAGCTTTTATAATAACCGCCATCCACTTTCTCAATCCTTCTATATCATCTGTATACTCTCTAATTGTGTAAGAAGTTGGTATTTTACTTGACTTTGTGTTCAACGATAAATATTCTGGAAATCCTTCTTGAAAGTGTTTAGTATGCATATTATAATGCTTAAACCTAATAGTACCTTTAAACATACCTGATTTCAAACTAAATTCATAAAAATCAAAAACAAAGGCTCTTCTCCACAGCGCTTCCATATTGCTAATTCCGTCTGATTTACACAATCCTGACAACTGCATAAAACTATTGGTCGTTGCTATTACAGTAGTACTATTAAAAAATTTGGTGTCTTTGAGTTTGGCTTCAGCACACTCTAAAGGCATCTTTACACTGGAAATCATGTTAATCATAGTTCTCCATTGACTAATACCTTTTTGACCTACGTCATCCATAAAGAAAATATCTTCGTTATTGTAAGAATCATAAAAATCCTTTCCTTCATTTATATCTGGTATAGAATGACAGTATTTACTACTATCTAAAATACTTAGTACTTGGTTTAGCATCACTGACTTTCCGCATCCAGGGTTGCCTTCAAATACAAACATATTTGGTTCTACTCTGGAAGTCTCCTCATTTGCTCTAACTATTTTCATGTGCAACTCCCATTTTTTAAACAAATCTGCAACAGAGCCACATCTCTTGGCCCAGTCCTTTAATTCTGGATTATCAGATAATTTGTCATCTAAGTCAAAGTTCTTCTTTCTCCAACTAAACTCTGAATATATTCTATTAGACTTAGTTGCTTCATCCAAATATTGTTTTGCTACACTTAACAATCTATGCTTTTCACCAAAACCTACATACGAAAATATCCTTAAGATATCTTCCTTATAAGACTGAGATACGTTTAATTTATCACAGACAAAAACTAAAAATGATTCTAATAGTGAAAATAATTTGTGAATCAATGTAAAATCGTCCATAATTTTAGTTTGAGACAACATAGATATATGTTTTACCACCTCCTTAACTTGATGAGGTAAAAATGGCAACACAGAAGCCATTAAAATGGTTTCTATTCCTTGAGCTTGTACCTCAAAATGATCAATCAAGCTATATATAGATAGACAAATTGACATTAATGTTTCCAATCTATCACCTGACGTTGGTTTAGTGAATGACAGAAACTCTAATAATAATTTCGCTATAATAATGCAAAATCGTTTGTTAAATTTACTTCTTATTTGTTCAGAAACGTCGTATGCTTTGTTAGTCAGTTCGATTAACTTACCGTGAGCAGCAATAGATGAGGACACCATCTGTATCAGGGTATCCATAAGTTGTTTTCCTGGATAACCCTGGGCATTTAAGCATTCTCTCAATTTGCTTCTAGGTATATCTCCTATTACTCTCACTTTATAATCTCTAAACTCAACTACGCGGCCTTTCATGGAAGTGAATCTCTGTCTACTTACGTCTTTCAACTCTCCTGTTCTAACATACAGGATTTTATAAGCAGCATTTACGAGTACTTTTTCTTCACTAACTCCACTATCAACGAACTGGGTTTTATTTTTAAAGGATTTTTTGATGCTACACTCGTCCATTTTGTATTTTTCCAATAGATTGTCTAGTATATAATCCGAACCACTTCCTTCCGGAGATTCAGGTTTAATTCTATAATTAATTCGTGCAATATAATGAACCGTTTTCACTACCTTTATGTTTTCAGATAGCTTACCAGAACCACAATACTGGAAGACCATATAGAATAAACTACTGAATAAAGACAACGTTTTTACAGGTTGCCTTTCTGGGCTGTCACTAGATCGTATCGGATACTTGTGAAACTTAGTTTATTTTAGGGAAATGTTCTCTCGGAAAAAGCTTTTGACGACTTTTTCCCGGGGCACCAGAGAACTGAAAATAAACTCACACTTATTTCTAAGCGCGTCCTAATATTGGGACTTTAAAAAGTCACGCTCCCTTAGAACTAAAGAAAAGTCAATCCAATAAGATTTACTCTCCTCTACAGAATTAAACTGCTTAACATATATAATATTTAAAAAATAAAACAAAATAATAACTTGAAATAATAATAATATATTCCAGATTTATGCCATTTATCGTTTCCAATTCAAAAGCAACGCAAAGCGTTCTAAACACATATGTTGGAAAAATTTTTATTTGGATTCGGGATCTAAATTGTAGAGCCATAGGATCTACAAATTAGAG